ATGATAGAGACAGAGGTCCTCGAAGACGCAATCAGGGTGATTTAGTTATAACAGAACAATTAAAGACTAATATATGTTTTACTATGAAACGACTATTAGAACAAAATCCTCAATTATATTCAGATTTATCTAATCAAATTATTATACATAATAATGGAACATATAGACAAATAACATATTCTGATGTTGTTAATCAGTGTACAATTAAAGAAGGAAGAGGTACTTTTAAATCAGCACCAAGTGTAAGTATTCCTCGGTTAGAAGTTAATAAAAAAACACCTTTAATTTTCAGTACACAAACAGGAAAAATAGATGTGCAAGCTATGTTAGTTGTTTATAATACAGCTAAAGCTAAAGCTAATTTAGGAATTAATTATAAGAAACACGACGCAACCGTGCCATTAAAATATGAAGGAGAAGGAGAATCCGCAACATTAACTATACGTCCAGGTTTTTTTCCAACTAGAAGAGGTGGTACAAGAACAAAAAAATTAAATAGAGTTAATAAATCTAGAAAGAAATCCAAAAAAATTAATTTCTAATATACTAATATACAATGGTTAAACAACGTGGAGGAAGATTAGGAATTAACATGTCAGCAGTCCGTGGTGACTACAGTGGATATCATGGTTCAAAACTAGCAGGTGTCTGTAAAAACGCATATGGTAACACATTACCACTTTCACAAGGAACAATTCATCCAAGTGGAGCATTAGCAGGACCAAATATGCACGTTCATCCTGGTTCAACCGGACTTCAAACTGGAGGGGCTAAAAATCATTCAAAGAAGAGTTCTAAAAAGAAGAACTCAAAGAAAAAAAATCCTAAGAAGAAGAGTTATCAGAAAAGAATGAGAAAAAGCAAATCTAAATGCTAAATACTCATAGTTTTTTATTTTTTATCTTCATTTAAGTATAAATTACATTTGGTAATTATTGTTATGACTATTGGAATTGGTATTGATTTAGGAACTACATATAGTGCGGTAGGAGTTATGAGAGGAAACTCCGTAGAAATTATCGCGAATGACCAGGGTAATCGCACAACACCAAGTTATGTAGCATTTACAGAAACAGAGCGTTTAATTGGTGATTCTGCTAAAAGCCAGTGTGCCATGAATGCTGAGAATACTATTTTTGATGCTAAGCGTCTTATTGGACGTAAATATAATGACCATACAGTTCAGTCAGATCTTAAACATCTGCCGTATAAAGTATCAAATGACTCATCTGGTAAATGCGTCATTACAGCAAATTATCTTGGAGAAGATAAAAATTTTACACCAGAGGAAATTTCCAGTATGATTTTAGTAAAAATGCGAGAGACAGCTGAGGCATATTTAGGAGAAAAGGTTACAGACGCGGTCATTACTGTTCCAGCATATTTTAATGACTCACAGCGTCAGGCTACAAAGGATGCTGGTGCTATTGCTGGTCTCAACGTATTGAGAATTATTAATGAACCTACGGCAGCCGCAATTGCCTATGGATTAGACAAAAAATCCAAAGAAGAACAGAATATTCTTATTTTTGATATTGGTGGAGGAACATTTGATGTATCACTACTTTCAATTGATGATGGAGTTTTTGAAGTAAAGGCAACAGCTGGTGACACACATCTTGGAGGAGAAGATTTTGATAACCGTCTTGTTAATCATTTTACAACAGAATTCAAGAGAAAACACAAGCAGGATATGACTGGAAACAAGAGAGCAATGCGTCGTCTTCGCACAGCCTGTGAAAGAGCTAAACGCACACTATCAGGAAGTGCCAGTGCCAGCATTGAAGTGGATTCATTATACGAAGGAATTGATTTTTATACTAGTATTACACGGGCAAAATTTGAGGCATTATGTGAAGACCTTTTCCGTAGTTGTATTGACCCCGTAGATAAGGTAATTCGTGACGCAAAGGTTGATAAAAGTAGTGTAGATGAGGTAGTGCTAGTAGGAGGAAGTAGTCGCATCCCAAAGGTTCAAAGTCTTCTTTCAAATTACTTTAATGGAAAAGAACTTAGCAAAGCTATTAATCCAGATGAGGCTGTAGCATATGGTGCGGCTGTTCAGGCGGCCATTCTTTCTGGTCATGAATCAGAGGCAACTAGTGAAATTCTTCTATTAGATGTAGCACCATTGAGTCTTGGAATTGAAACTGCTGGCGGTGTTATGACTAAACTTATTCCAAGAAATAGCACTATTCCCTCTATGCAGTCACAGGTTTTTTCGACATATGCCGATAATCAACCAGGTGTATTAATTCAAGTGTTCGAAGGCGAACGGACTATGACCAAAGATAATAATAGTCTAGGTAAGTTTGAATTAAGCGGTATTCCTCCAGCGCCAAGAGGAGTTCCACAGATTGAGGTATCATTTGATATTGATGCTAATGGTATTCTTAATGTGACAGCTGCTGATAAATCCACTGGTAAGAGTGAAAACATTAAAATTACCAATGACAAGGGAAGACTTTCAGCTGAGGAAATTGAACGTATGGTGAATGATGCTGAAAAATATCGCGAACAAGATGAAGCAGTTAAAGCACGCATTGATGCCAAGAATGAATTAGAAACATACATTTATAGTATTCGAGGCACATTAGATGAACCAACTGTGGCGGAAAAGTTGTCACAAGAGGAACATGATACTTTAACTGAAGCTGTGAAAAATGCCGAAGAATGGTTGGATTCTCATTCTAATGATGAAGCTGAGGTATATCAATCAAAGACAAAGGCATTACAGGAGGTAGTTTCACCTATTATGAGTAAATTACATGAAGCTGCTACAGGAGGAATGCCAGGAGGAATGCCAGGAGGAATGCCAGGAGGAATGCCAGATTTTTCTGGGATGCCAGGTGGAAATGATACATTTCCAGAAGAATCAGTAGGAGGTGATACACCAGCTTCAGTAGAAGAGGTAGATTAATTTTTTTCTTTTATTATGTTAATTATTTAATAATTAATGACCTTACTCAAAGGTATTAAAGCTGCTGTTTTTGATATGGATGGCGTTATAAGAATAGGAAACAAAAAATTACCAGGTTCTGAGAGAATATTCACTAAATTAGCGAAAGCTAGTATAAAAAGTATGATAGTAACTAATGAATGTAGATATACCGTAAAAGAATTAAAAGATGACCTATATGAAATGGGAGTAAATGTCCCTGAAACAACTGAAATAATAACACCAGGACTTATGATATTTGAATATTTAGAGAAAAAAGTATTAAAATATCCATCAGAAACATTCTATATAGGTGTTATAGGTGAGAATGGACTACAAGTAAATATTAATAATTTAAGTAAGTATCCAAATGTTAAAATTTCTACTGAACCACCAGAATACATAAAAAACCGACAGTTCGTATATTTAATAGTAGGAACTGTAAATCGTATCAAAATGTGTACGTTAGATAAAGGACTTCTTTGGGCTAAAGCGAAAGCTAAAGTTATTACTACTTGTAATGATGTTAGTGATCCAAATAGTAAGGGTGATTTTAATATTGGAATGCCAAATCATATTTTACACATTCTAAATTTTACAATAAAAACAAATAGTTACTCGCTTGGAAAACCAAGTCCATTTATTGCCAAAAAAATACACAAGATACTAGACATTTCAAATCCTCAGGAGATTTTATTTGTAGGGGACACATTATATACAGATATTCTATTTGCTGAAGAATCTGAGTTTAAAAGTCTGCTTGTATTATCTGGTAACACCAAGAAAGATGCCATTCACAAATACTGTATAACCGCTGATTATACTTTAGAATCAATTAATGATTTGATAGAATATATTCCTTGTATATAATAAACAATGACCCAAAAAATTATAATTTGTGGATTCCCACATTGTGGGACAACTATTTTAAAATCAATAATAGGTCATATAGATGAAGTAGAAGAAATTCATAATGAAACCAACAAAATTAATATAGAAACTGATAAAAAATATATTCTTTGTAAGAGTCCAATAACAGAAAATATTTTTTTTGAAGACGCATACAAAGATTACATTAAAATATTTATTATAAGAAATCCATTATTCGTGTTTTCTTCAATAAAAATAAAAACTTTTAGAAATAGTATTATAAAATATATTAAAACAATAAAAATGTTTATTAATTTTAGAAATAATCCAAGGAAAGATGTATATACTATTAGATACGAAGATTTGTTTGAAAATAATTATGAGAATTTAAAATCAATATTAAATGATATCGGATTTAATTATAACGATGATATATTTAATAATACAAAATATAAAAATATTTTTTTTTCAGGTGTTAGAATTAGTGAAAAACGTCCAAGTTATCTAAATCACGCATTTTATAGAACTTGGCAAATAAATCAACCTTTTGTTTCATTTAATAATGTTTCAAATATTCGTATAAAAGAAAGTTTAAAACATTATATAATAAATGATGAGGATATATCACAAGTATATCCAGATTTAAAAACTCTAGTTTAAAATTAAATTATTAAGCATTTGTTTCATTTAATGTTTCATTATTTAATGCTTCTTGAACAATTTCCTTTGTAACTTCAGGATTAACCTCAGTATTTATTTTTTGTTGAATTTGAGTAATAACATTATTTAATAAGTTGTATATATCTCCAATTTGTGTTAGTTCGTTGCCTTTCCATGTTCCCCTACTTATAGAAATATCTAATATATTCTTAAAGTAAAACATATATTTAGCATTTAAATTTACATCAATATTATCAAGGTTTATTTTTGTTTCATTTGATTCGGTTTTCTCGGTAATTTCCATATTCATTATATGAACTTCTATTTTAGTAATTCTTTAAATAATTTAAAAAAATACTACCCATTGAAATATAATAAAAATGAAATTAATAGTATTAGTATCAGGAAATGGAACAAATCTTCAAGCATTAATAGATAATGAATACGAAATATCTCTTGTAATATCTAACAAGGCAGGCGTTACTGCCCTATCGAGAGCAACCCGACATGGTATCCCAGTAACTACACTAAAATACGACGCAAGTGTAGATACTCGTGAAACCTATGACGCAAAATTAATTAATATAATAAATACTCGTGTTGGGAGGGAAAACACTAGTTTCCTTATAGTTTGTGCCGGTTTTATGAGAATATTATCAAAATTTTTTACAGATTATTACCCAAGAAGAATAATTAATCTACATCCAGCATTACCTGGTGCTTTTCCAGGCACAAATGCCATTGAAAGAGCATATTCACAACGAGAAACATTAAATAAGACAGGCGTTATGTGTCACTATGTAAATCACACCTTAGACGCAGGAGAAATAATAACAACCATAGAAGTCCCTATAAAAAAAACAGATACATTAAAAGATTTAAAGACAAGAATCCAATATTTTGAAAAAATAGCATTAATGACAGCAATTGACAAAGTATCTAATCAATTATCATTTTATCGCACTGGAAAAGTAAGAGACCTCTATAATGTAGGAGATGACAAGTTACTACTAGCTCATAGTGATAGAGTAAGTAGTTTTGACCGAAATATAGGAAATATTCCAGGAAAGGGTCACATTCTCGCGGATATGACCACATGGTGGTTTAATAGAACTCGTGATATTGTTCCTAATCATTTAATCGGACAACATCAACAGTATATTCTCGCAAAGAAATGTACCCAAATCCCTATTGAGTTTGTAGTAAGAGGTTACATTACAGGTTCAACTAAAACCAGTATTTGGACACACTACAACAATGGTTGTAGAAATTACTGTGGTAATGTTTTACCAGAAGGTCTCGTTAAGAATCAAAGAGTTGAAACACCACTTTTAACACCTACTACTAAAGGTGGTATTGGTATTTTTAGTGACACCACCGATGATGTTCCTATTACACCAGAAGAAATTATTGAACGCGGTGTCATCACACGAGAACAATTAAATTACATTAGAGAAACTTGCTTCAGACTATTTGAACTAGGACAGAAAGTATCAGCTAAAAGAGGACTTATCCTAGTAGATACTAAATATGAGTTTGGTTTTGACCAGGAAGGCACTATTACACTCATTGATGAAGTCCATACATGTGATTCAAGTAGATATTGGAAACTCGATACATATGATTCCGCAATGGAATCCGGTTTAGAACCGGAGAAAGTTGATAAAGACACTCTTAGAGACTATATTAGAAGTGTTGTTGCTGACCCTTATACTAGCGAACTTCCACAAATTCCAGATGATGTAGTAAACAAAATGTTCGATACTTACAACTGGTGTTATACAACATTTAGTGGTGATAAAACAACGCGAAGTAGCAGAGTATCCCATTGTGATTTAACAGCAGAAAGTGAAAGTGATAAAGCGACACTTAGTAAAGTAATTGAAACAATTAATTTAACTAGACCACTCAATGTGTTTGTTATGTGTGGTTCATTGACTGACGCTCCTTGGCGCGACCGTATTGTTGGAGAAATTCGCGAGTATTGTCCAGAGGCAAACTTCCATCTCATTGCTAAATCAGCTCATAAATTCACCAGAGAAGTGGTTGAAATTCTAGATGGACATGCTCGTGATTACCCAAGTAGCAAGTCTCGCAATGTTTATGTTACCATTGCTGGTATGAGTAATGCCTTATCAGGTGTAGTTGCTTGTAATGTATCCGCTCCTGTATTTGCCATACCACCATTCAAAGACCAAACAGATATGATGGTTAATATTAACAGCACACTACAAATGCCCAGTAAAGTTCCTGTAATGACAATTCTTAGACCAGACAATCTAGCAATTGCCATCCAGAGACTTACCAGATTCTAATTCATTAAATAAAATTGATTTCTTTCCTAATTTCATTTAAATAGATAAAACTGTCTATAAAAATAATACAATGACATCATCAACCATCCAACCTATTAACCAAGTTCAATCAAATGAAGATTTTGATAGAGAATTTTATGAAGTTCACAAAACTAGTTGTCCAATTAAATTCCCACAAGAAGTGGCATATAGACCTATCGGTTACATTCCAGTTTGTGCCTGTAGTAGTGAATTAGAAACAAATCCAAATTGTTCTATTAAAATAAATGTGTATAAGATATTTTATGAGTGTCGCCCTAGACCAAAAGATTCCGCAATGGGTTGTCGCAATGTAGTTTACAATTGCCTCATAGACCTATGCG